TCATCATATAAATACTTCTTAACTATAGATGGCGAAGTAGAAAGAAAAAGTAATAGTTGGGAAACAATAGAAGAATTATATGTTAGTAAGTGTGAAGATAAACATACCACTAGTAATGGTAGGGTGATTATCGGTAAGCATAAACTAGTAAACCATGTAATAACAAAATTATGAAAAACCCTTTAGCAACATTAGTATCTTGGCAAACAAGAACAGGTCAATTAGATGGATGGACTGCTTACCATATTGGAGCAGGCGCATTCTTTTGCAAGATATTTCAATGGTGTGGATTTAGCGATTTATGGTGTGTTCTTGGAGTATTGATACTTGGTATCGCTTGGGAGATTTTCGAGTGGATTATAGAGAATTACAAGCCTTACGGGACTAAAGAAAAGTGGGCTTATAATACTTTATCAGATATATTTGTAGAGACATTAATGGCTTTATGGATGGTGTTATGAATAATACAATAATAAAATTAAAAAATGGAGACTTTGAAGTTGTTAGCACGAGTTATAATATTAATGTTTACTACACTTATGTTGAGTAGTTGTTCAAACGGTTGGTCAATTATGGGAATTGATGCAGACATGGATAATCCAATGTATACTTTTGTTGAGGTGGTAGACCAAGATTCTACATCACATTTTTACTCAGATAATATAAGGCTTAATAGAGATATGTGGTGTTTTACCCACAACAGATGGGAAATAGTTAAGAGGAAATGAGTGAAGATGTCAAAACAGCTAGGAGTTATAGAGGTAGTGTTGTGGACGACAATGCTATTGTCAGTATTAACCTTAAGTGGTTTGGGCAAATTCTTATTCTTGTGGGGACTCTCGTCTATGGTTACTATAGGATTGAGACTAGATTGGGTACACTTGAAACTAGCCTTGCTGATGCAGATAAACGCATTGGGAATTTACTTGATAAACATATCGTGGAAGAAAGGATTGAACGAGAAGAGTTGGCAGAGAAAGTAAAATTTTACGAAAAAGAAATAAACATCAATCCCTTGGGTTGGGGTAAAAAGCGGAGGAAGTAATGGACATGATGGCAATATATGGCGAAGCAGGAATGATAGGTATATGTGGAGCATTGCTTGTTTATTTAGTTATGTCATTGTCAAAGAAGTCAGAGTCTCAGCAAGAGTCTTTGAAAGAGTTAGAGGTAGAGAACAAAGGTCAATCTGAAAGTATTAATAATATGGAAGGAATGATAATCAAATTAATTAGTAGGTGGAATGAGTCAGACGCTGTAAGAGATAGAAGGTATGAGCAGATGATGGAGGCAGTATCGGATTTAGAAAAACAACTATCACGAATGGATGGTATTATGTCACGAATGAACGGCAATGGGAGACATTAATGGATAGTCTAAAAGTTTCTGTAGGTAGTGTAGGTAGTGGTGCTTTACTCTTTATGGATTTACTACCATACGTATTAGGTATTATAATTGGAATAATGAATATAATATATTTATATTATAAAATTAAAAAAACAAAGGAATCATAATGGATATTAAAACAATGTTAATTAAGTTGGCTGAAGAGCAAGCTGAAATAGTACAAGAGCAGGCAATAGGTCACATAGCATCAGATGATTTTTCTGATAGAATGGCTGAGATGTTAAACGATAAAATCAATATACCTTTTGTTAAGGAAGAAAAAGAAGGGAAGATGTTTAAAGAATTAGTAGAAGTTATCCAAGACTTAGTTATTGGATTAATGAAGGGTAAGTAGTATGCCTGCCAAGAAAGACCCTAGATTAAAAAGAGCTGGAGTATCTGGATTTAACAAGCCTAAGCGTACTCCGGGACATCCTAAGAAAAGTCATATTGTTGTGGCTAAGGAAGGGTCTAAGATTAAAACAATTAGGTTTGGTCAGAAGGGTGCTAGTACAGCAGGTAAACCAAAAGCTGGTGAATCCAGAAGAATGAAAATGAAAAGAAAGTCGTTCAAAGCAAGACATGGTAAGAATATAGCTAAGGGTAAAATGTCTGCTGCTTATTGGGCGGATAAGGTGAAGTGGTAATATGAATAAAAAAGTTAAAGCTCCTGCCGGTTATCATTGGATGAAGTCAGGTAAGGGTCTTAAATTAATGAAGCATAGTGGTGCATTTAAACCTCACAAGGGTGCTAGCCTTACTGCTGGGTTCAAAGTACAAATGAAACACTCTAAGCCTAAAAAGAAATAATGGCGTCAGCTACAAAAACAAAACCAGCATTATGGAAACGAATTGTTTCTTCTGTTAAGTCTGGTACTAAAGGTGGGGGTAAAGGGCAATGGTCTGCACGTAAAGCTCAATTAGCTACTGCAAGATATAAGAAAGCTGGTGGTGGATATAAAGGAGCTAAGTCATCTAGTAATAGTTTGACTAAGTGGGGCAAGCAGAAGTGGGACTATGTTAGTAAAGGTGATAAGAAGAAACCTAAAAAGAAACGTGGTCGTTACTTACCTGAGTCAGTTAGAAAAAGTCTTAGCCCTTCTCAGAAAGCAAGTACTAACAGAGCTAAGAAAAGAGCTACTGCAAAGGGAAAGCAAAAAGCTAAATATAGTAAATCAGTTGCAAAGAAAGTAAGGAGAGCATAATGCCTAGGTTTGGTAAGACAAGTAAAAAAAGATTAGAAGGTGTAGATACTAAACTAGTTGATGTTCTTAATGAGCTTATTAAAATTATGGATGTTACTATAATAGAAGGTTTACGTACAGGCGAAAGACAGAAAGAGTTGTTAAAGAAAGGGGCTACTAAAGTTAAGTACTCTAAGCACATGGAAGGTAAAGCTGTAGACCTAGCTCCTTATCCTATAGACTGGAAGAATAGAGATGGGTTTCATTATATGGGTGGAATGATTAGAGGGATAGCTAAACAACTTAATGTTAAGGTTCGTTGGGGTGGAGACTGGGACTCTGACGGAGATGTTAAAGATAATGGATTCGATGACTTGGTACATGTGGAGATACTTGATTAATGCCTAAACAACTATATACTATAAATAAATTTGACGCTGGAATAAATACAGTTAAAGATGCAAGAGATTTATCTGAACCAGAGTCAAGTGCTATAACTAATATGGCAGTTGATGCACAGGGAAAAATAAAATCTGCAGGTAGTTTAGTTCACCAGAAAGCTAACCCATCTGATGTAAGTGGTAGCGTTCTTTCAAAGTATATATCTAAACGTACTGCAAGGTTAGAAATAGGAACAAGTGCTCCCGGTACAATTACAGGAAGGCTTAACCTTGGGGGAGGATACAACTTCTTTTACTTTGAGTCAGACCATAGTATATTTGATGATATTGATAGTAATGTATTAACCGTAGGAAGTTCTGATGGGAATATAAGTTTTGGCAACCCTCAGAATACAACAGTAGATGGAGTGGGAACTTCAAGCTCTGCTGATATTCCCGGTGCAGGGTCTACGGAGTAAGATATGGCTTTAGCAGTACTTCCATCAAAATCGTTTATTAAAATAACCGTTTCTGGTACAGCAGATTACTGGACTTCTAATCAAGGTTTTTTAGTAGGGGATATAATAACTGTTAGTGGTAGTAAATTTAACGATGGAGTTTTTATTGTTTCTGGTTTTATCCAACAAGGTGGCTCTCATTATATGATGGTTATTGGAAAACCTATTGTAGACGAAACAGCTTTTACAGTTAATACAGATGTAAATCATAGTAATACACAGACTACAATAAATATTGTAGATAGTCCTGACGTTAGAGTAGGTCAAACTATTACAGGTAATGGAATTCCTGCAGGAACTGTAGTTAATTCAGTTACTGGAACTGAAGGAGTTAATGTAAGTGCAGTTGTTATTTCTCAAGCAGTTACAGGTTTAGGCTTAGGAGAAGGAGCATCTCCCAAACCTATGACGTTTACAACTTCTCCAGACGGAGCATCAACTTCAGTTAGAATAAAAGCTAAGAGGTCTACGGGAGATAGGTTATGCGCTCTTGGCGATGCGGCTAGTAATAGTATAGACGTATGGTCTTTTAATAAAGCAAGCACTTCATCTAATACTGATGATGGATGGGGAAGTGCAGAGATAAGCACAGCTATGATTTCATCAGCTAGTGAACACGTTTCTACGTCTCAATTTATATTTACATTTTCTGATGAAGTATTGAGAGTCTCTGATATAAATGTAGAAAACAATTCAATACTTAAATGGTATGGTTATGTACAAATGAACCAATTTGCAACTGCAAATGATTCAGTCTCTTTAGCTTTTAATGGATGGTATGAGCATCCTGCTTATTTAGAAAGACCAGCTTCAATAACAATGGCAAGTTCAAATCAAAATGCAGTAGATACAGATTCTCATTATAGTGTTTTAAATGATATAGTAGAAAATCTAGCTGGAACAAATGTTTTAACTTCAGAGGTAGTAACTGCAATAACTGAAGATTCTATTACTTTTGATACTGGTGGTTCTAATCCTAGAACAGCTAATCATTTTTTTGAAATGGGTCAAGTTTATTCAGTCTTATCTCGTTCTTCTGAAAAGCCAGAATGCTTTATGGTAAGAAAAACAGCAGAGGGTAGAAGTGATTCAACACCTGTAAAAGTATATCGTGGATACGGAGGAACTCCAGATGACCAAATAGCTGATAATAGTGGTGATATATACAAAAGAGGATTGGGTTGGAATATAGGAGTCGTTGAAGGAGCAGGAGATGGTACTTGGAATTCAGGAGAGTATGAGTTTTTTCAAACATTTATATATGATGAGAATCAAGAAAGCCGTCCTAGAGTGTATCTAGGAACTTTAACAACTACTAACGAAAACAAAGCTTTGAAGTGTACAGTATATGCTGATAGATTTTACAATGGTAGAATTACTGGAGGTAGAATTTACATAAGAGAAAGAGGTAGTGATAACGATTTAATTTTATTTGCAGATATAGATATAAGACTTGGTGTAAGAATGACTCTTGACGGAAGATATAAACGTTGGGTAAAAAGAGTTGATAGTGACGCTAACCATACTGAAAATTCTGGATACTACTCAGCTACTAGTTCTTCAGAAGGATTAAAATCTACTAACCCTAACTTTGACACCTATAAAACTCTTAATGGATATTCTGAAGAAGTAAAATTTAACTCAATAGGTAAAGAAAAAGAATTATACAAAGCTTCTGTTATAGCAAATAGAAGGCACTTTATAGCCAATGTTAGGATTAAAAAAGGTAGTACTAAAAAAACTCACGGTGATAGAATAATGTTTAGTGAGTTAGGAAAGTTTGATACTTTTACTGAAGATAATTTTATAGATGTTTCTAGAGGTGACTATGGAGAGTACGTAGCCTTAGAATCTTTTGC